AGACCTTCCTCACTTATTCCCGAGGAGGATCCACCATTGCCACTCCCATTCCCATTACCACCATTGCCATTACCATTGCCATTAGAAACACCACCATTTTTCTTACCATTTTTTTTATTATCATCAACTGAATGACCATTCTCTTTACGAAGCATTCCAGCACGACCGACTACTTTAAATCCTTTAGGGATTGGTTTACACTTTTCATCAGTGTAGCAGTAGTATTGTCCTTCAGGACAACGACCGTTCTTTTTTTCTTCGTTCATTTTTGATTCATCCACTGCAGGTTTACGATGTTTCTTAGCAGAACCAATTTTCTCCTTCAACTTATTAAAGTTGTTGGCATCATAACCTTCATTCATTTTTTTGGTTTTCTTTTTCATCATGTTGATGAACTTTCTATAAACCGCTGCTTCTGAAGTCTTACCCATTTCTCTTGCTCTCTGTTCCATAGCAACTGCTGCCTGGATTTTGTGAGCATGAGATCTTGATGAATTGCGAATTTTAGAAACAGATGCTTTAGCGGTTGCAACATCTTTAAATCCGAGTCCATGAATCGTGCCCTTTGGATTTTCATCCGTATAAAGGTCAGAGTGTTTTTTAGAATTTGCTGGTTGCCCAGGTTTTCTTGGAATACGGGGGTTGCTCATTTAGACTTTTTTTTACGACCAGCACAATGTGCTTTTTGTGAGAATCCTTTCGGATTAGAGCAGTCAATACTCTTTTTATATTTATTAGACCAAGACTCTTGAAATTGTTTGAATGATTTCATAGTCCAATAACAGTAAGTGGATCAGTAAATACAGTTGCCACTCCTGCATTTGAATCAAAATCTACCCTATTACTTTCAAAATTTAATCTTGTCATATTTCCTAGGTCAGTACCATCACTCGAAATGCCAACTTGACCTGAACCGTTTACTGAACTTAAAAGTCTAGGCATTAGTTTGCTGTCTCCAATACTGAAAGAAGAATTTTAAGTGTTGTACCTGCACCTGCACTTGCTTTAAATGAGTCGTTCGTTTCTAAAACTAACTTTCCATCTAGAGGAATATACGCATCATTTACAGGAACGTTTGCAGCATTGATAATTTCGGTTTCTGTTCCAGATCTCACATGTTTGCATGTTACTGTCGTTGCCGATGCTCCATAGTTAGTAACATGTGCATATAAGATAATGCCAGTATAACCTGCAGGTGCGGTGTAGATCGTTTGATCACTTGTCGTCAAAATTGCAGTTTCAGTTTGAAATCTGTTAAGTGCTAATTGTGCCATTTAACTGAGTGCTAAGATAAAGGGTGTTATTTCTGAGAACAAACTCTTGGAAAATGCTCTTCCGCTGATAGTTCCTGTTGATTGGTTAATTTGAAGATCATCACCAATTCTAAAATTACCAGCTTGATCTGTGCTAGTATAAACTACTCTTCCACCATTTTGACTTACAACTTCATTTGCTTGAATTGTAACTCCACCTCGTTTTGGTGTTGCAACTGTAATCGTATTACCAGATCCGATATACTCAAAAGTATGAGAACTTGCAATAATTTTACTTTGTTGGAAGAAATATGCTGTTGAACCAACTCCTACTGAATTAATTAAATTTTCTGCAAGTGTTAATGTAGTAATTCCAGAAACAATAGGTGTAGCACTATTTATTGTAAAGTAAGTATCTGCCATATTTGCAGTAGCAGTTGCACCATTACTTCCTTCATTTGGATCACTAATGGCAACAGTTGGAGTTGAAGTATATTGACTTCCACTACTAATAATCGATATGCTAGTCACACTGCCATTTTCAATACTTGCAAATGCAGATGCAGTCTCTCCATTTGGTCCAGTAGGGGCATCAATAGTAACTGTGGGTGCTAGAGTATAACCAGTTCCACCAGAACCGACAGAAATAGTTTCAACAGATTTAAAGAGTTGATCAAAATAAACAACCTGACCATCATAGGGTCTTGTGGTTACTGCACCAACGTTAATTGTAATACTGTCTTGTGCCGCTGCAGCAGTTGATGTGACAATTCCTGTAAATTGTTCGTTACTTACACCATCTGCAACTAATCCAAAAGTTCCGAAACTACAATTACTATTTGCTAAGTCTGCCTGTCCACCTTTATGAACAGAAATTGCTTCATTGCAACAAATTGTAAATACAGAAACTAACTGAGCAAATCCTTCATTAGTAACAGCGACTCCTACTCCTCCCTGATTATATTGAGTGAAAGCATCAACGTTCATTGATTTTGTTTTAACTGCTTTACTTCCATCAATAAAGATACCGGTTCCTGTGGTTGTATCACTAGTGCAGTTCTGAATATATGGTCCTTTCCATTTACCTCCACCAACGTTAGTTGCTATACCTGTTGGAAAAGCAACAGCAGCTGCAGGATGAACGTGACCTGAGAAGGTCATGTTTGCTAATTTACATGCTTTATTTACATGAAAAATATCTTGAGTAGTATTACTAGGAAGAACTTTAACTGATCTTAAATCATCACCAACAATGGCAACAAAAGCAGGAACAGTAATAGGATTATTTTCAACATAATTTCCAGATAAAACTTTAATTACTGATCCAGATTGTGCTACTCCGACAGCACCAGCAATCGTTAGTTTAGCATTATCAATTGATGTTCCGTTATTAGAATCATTGCCATCTTTAGCAACATAAAAAACATTTGGTGCAGAGTTGATGCCAGTAGCACCTGCATTTATCGTTACATTATCTCCAATAGTAACACTTGAATTTGAGATGGTTACATCTTCATCGCCAATTGTTATTTTCTCATTATCACCATCAATTGTAACAGATGCAGCACCAAAGGTGACAATTCCTGTGATTCGGACATCACCCTCGACAAAAAGTGCAACATCACTCCTCGCCGTAGTTGTAGCAATTCCTACATTATTAGTTGTATGAATACCTACACTATCGGACGCAAATAATCCACCGCCGCCTCCGCCGCCACCTGAGGTTTGTGTGGTTCCAATAAACTTACCAGTAGATGCTTGATAAGCAAGAACTCTACCATCTATTAATGCAGTGTCTCTATCTACATCATCAAGAAACTCTAAACGTACTTCACCTCCACCACCAAGTGTAGATAATTGCTGCTCAATTCTGTTTATGAATAATCTGTAGTGACCAGCAAGATCATCAAGTGTAGCAAAATTCTGATCAATTGGAGTTAACGGATCTGATTGTCCATTTATAGAAAGTTTTTTATCTGATGGTTCATTTAATAAACCCTCTTTTAATTTTTTCTGTTCAGTCTTAATTGATTTTACAAGATCTCTCAGTTCACTAAGATCAGATTTGACACCTTTAATATCATCATCATAATACTTTACTTCTGGAATTATTATGGAAGATACTTCATTTTTTAATTCAGTAAAATACTTAAGTAGAAGTTCATCAGTCTTTACACTTTCGTCGCTTATTTCACTAAGTTCTTTTTTAATATTTTGCTTAAGAGAATTATACTCTCCAAGAATTTGTTTTTTTAGTTTACGATCATCATCTTTAAACTCTTTGTGATATTCCCAAATTTTCATTGAGGATTCACGAAGATCCTTCCAAATTTTTTCTTTTTCTTCTTGAATTTTATCTTTTATTTCAGTTGATAACTGAACTTTACTTTCAAAATGTTTTACTTCAACTTTTTCAATTAAATTATCAATATCAATCTGAACAGTTTCCTTTAAAGTATCAATGGTATCATTTACTTTAATAAAATCATCATCAATTACACTAAAAGTTTTTCCAATCCATGAAAAATCGGGAACTTCATTGACTTCATTAACCCACTTAGGAAACGTGGGAATAGATGCTTTTACATTGTCAATTGCCTCACAAATTGCTGCAATCTCAGCATCATAGTATTTTACTTCTGGTAGATTTGTAACCTCTGTTTGAAGAATATCAATTCTGTCTTCAATAGCATCCACCTGTTCATCATAATACTTAACTTCAGGAAGACCCTTAATTTCATTTCTTACTAGATCAATCTGTTCACATATTGCCTCTACTTCTTTTTCGTAGTATTTTACTTCAGGTGCTTCTGAAATCTCGTTTCTTACTTGAGATATCTGTTCAGCAAGTTGCTCTAATTCTTTATCATAATATTTAATTTCTGGGATATCGGGAATGTCTGCCCTAATATCATTAACCATTTTGACCAATTCTGGCCAAGCAGGAACTATATCTTGAACTTCTGCAAATGTTTCTCCATTTGCATCTTCAATGGTTTGAGTTTGCTCTAGAATTATTTCTTGCTTTTCTTCAATAAAATCTTTTACAGAGGGTAAATCCTCTTGTGCTTCCTCTGTAATAAATTCATCAATTGATGGAAGATTACTTGAATCTTCAGAAAACTCATCAATCGAAGGTAAATCCTTGTTCGACATTTTATTAGTAACTTAAATACTTCGGGATTTCTCTCCCTTTTCTATTTAGGATCTTCTTTAAGTCCGTCTTTTAACATCTTTGCTAACTCTGCAGTAGATCCAACAAACAAAGCGTTGTTTACTGTAGATGGACCACGTATTTGTTTGTCCTCCTCAACGTCTTTTAATTTCTTTTGAAGATCCATCAATTTATCAGTTGCATCCGATACACTTTTAATTAATTGTCCTGCAACTTCATAGGCACGAGGTTGATCAGACTCTTGCGCTAATTCAAGAATACCATTTATTGCCTCTTGACCTTTTTCAATTATAGAATAAAGATTACCTCTTGTGTAATCATAATCTTTTTTGATATCATCTACTTGAGATGTAATTTTTTTTAGTCTTCTATCTGTTGATGGAACTACTTCACCATCTACATTAAAAGTGTCGTTTAATTCATTAAAACTCATGAGATTGATCCACTAAATCCAAAGTCATCACCCTCTTCAATCAGTGCATTATCAGATGAGTCAATAACAAATATTTCTTCCCCTTTTAAGTGAGTGGATGCTGCGGTGCCATCTTGAGCTCTTAAAACAGAAAGTTTTGTTCCATCAATTTGTTTGATAAAAATTTCTTCTCCACCAATATCAATGTATGTTTTTGCTGTAAGACCACTAGCACTATCTACATTAATTGTTTTTGCAGTTTTGGTTATATCATCAGCAAGGTTAGTTACTGAGTCACCAGTATAGTTTTTGATTGCTCTAGGCGTAACAGAATAAGTAAGAGATCGATCTGCGTTTGATGTATCTGTTCCAGTAAGATAACTGACAGTTGCTCTTTTGATAACGTCTTTGGTTGCAGAAGAAACTGGACCAAACAGATAAGTCTTAGCTGTAAATCTTAGTGTATAAAGAAGAACTCTTCTCTTAGTAAAATCTCCTTCATAATCATCTTCCATAGTTATATTTTCGAGCACTACTGGAATATCTCTTTTTTCCTTTATAGATTCAACTAACTCAACAGTTAAATTATACGCAGGTTGAAAAAATGGTAAAATTTGTTCTACAATTTGAAGTGCATCATCATTTAATTTTGTCATTACTGACAACTCAAATTGCATATTATAAGGCACAGGCATAAACGCCTTTTTTACCTCCGTGCCATCACTTGGATCTTTAACTGAAAATTGTTGAGTAGTAGTAACTTTTCTAGTGGCATCATATGTAAGACCAGTAAACTCAAACGACATTCTTGGGAGTGTTATTGCCGTTGGTTTATTTAAATCTGGAGACTGCTCAATTCTTGCCAAAAACTTTTGAGTAGGTCCATATGCAAGTGGAACTTTTAAAACAGAATTATCCTGTTCAATTGTTATATTATTAAAGAGGGTTCCAAAGGATATGATAGTCCTCCTCAAAATTTCGTTATAAAAGTATCCAAACATGTTGTGACCTTAAGACATTAAGTAGTCTGACTAACTTTATTTAGGGAATACCGAACGGATTTCGCTCAGAGAAGTCTAAAATACTATCTGCCTGAGTTTCTATCTCAAAATTATCTGCAAATGGATCATTATCGGGTTCAATATCAATTACCCTCAATGCATGTGATGCGCCTGAAGTTGAACCAACAATATCCTCACCTATTGTAAACGTGCCACTTACACTTGCAATCTCAAGCACATTAGTTGATGAATTCCAAGTTCTTACTCTTGCAGTTGTTCCACTAGTTTGACCTGTGACAACCTCATTAAATATAAAGTCGCCCGTTGAATCCATGTCGGGAGAACCAATAGTAATGGTTGGTGCTACGCTATATCCTAAACCTGCATTGGTTATCCTTATTTCAGTTAGAGTTCCAGCAGCATTTAACACAGGAATTAAATCTGCAGATGCAGTTGAAACTCCAGATAAGAAGACCTCATTTGAAAGAGTAATTGTTGGTGCTGTAGTGTATCCACTTCCTC